ATGATTTAGTCATACACACAGTATCCAAAGCGGATGTTGTCGCAAATAATACTATCAGATATCGGCTAGAGTTTACTACAGCCAGTGCGATTAAATCTCAAAGAAAACGTGTATATAAGTCTTATGGGAATCAAAAAGATACTACGGCTATCGTAAAAGATTTATGTGAAATGATAGGAGAAAAGGTTAACGTCAGCAACACTCTTCCTAAGCTAGATAACACATATACAATTCCAGGCTATACACCAATACAAGCAATTAACTATCTTGCAAAACGAGCGTGTGCGTCAGGAGATTACTTTCTGTTTTTTGAAAGATTGACAACAGGAAAAGTTTTTGCTGGCATAGGAAATTTAAGGTCTCTTGCACCCAAGACTTCTGATGGAGATACAACTGGTATATACACTATAGCATATACTCCATCCACGTCTTACATAGAAGCGGCTGGTGCTGAAACTAATATGCGAACTGAATATGTTCAGCTACAACCTAACTTTAATCATATGATTAATATGAATAAGGGATTCTATCGCACAAAACTTACTAACGTGAATATCGCTCGTCGCAAATTCGAAACACAGACTTTTGATTACAGAGACGGACCTAATGATTTTTATGTCAACGACTTACTCAACGACGATAGTGAATTTGGTGCGTTCGAGCCAGGTGAAACGCCGGGAGAAAGAATGTTTACTCCAGCGATTAATGACCCTGTTGCAAACAAAATTGGTTGGATAAAAAATGATTTACACGGCGCTTTGCTTATGTCTGGTATGAGAGTCAACGTCAGAGTTGAAGGGTCGGTTAATCAACTAGGTGCTGGAGATATTGTAAATTTAGTGTTGCCAAGTGATATGGCAAAATCTGCAAATCCAGGCAGTAGCGAAATGGTAGAGAATAACATGTATTCCGGAAAATACTTCGTTACTGCTTGTCGCCATGTTATATCTAACGAACTCTACGGGAAAGAGTTAGAATTGTCTCGTGCTTCAGTTAGAGAATCGTTATTTGGAAATACTCCAGTGACAGATGTACAAGAAGACGTGACAGCAGAGCAAGGATACATAGAAAATGCGAGTGGATATATTGAAGACACTTTAATTACAATCGAGCCGGACGACCCTGTGCTTGAAGACCAAGCAGATGAGATTATAGAAGCTAATCAGGGATATAGACCCGGATATATATATGTTGACGGCGTTGGATACATTGACCTTGGGCTTGGAGAATATGGAATATCTTTTGAGGGATATAACCCATACTATTCCGCAGGAGCATCGGGGAACGGAATTGGTACAAGCAGAACTGGTGTTGATGGAAGTGTAAGTAATTATGAATTAGATGGAAGATTGGACCCTTCAATTAGGAAAGAATTGATTCGGTCCCAAAGATGGGGGACAAGCATTAACCCAGGCATAGAGATATAATATGTTTTTAGGTAAAGAAGAATTTGTGTGGTGGATTGGGATAGTTGAAGATAACTATGACCCTGCTCTACTGGGTAGAGTGCGAGCAAGAATATTCGGTTATCACCCACCATTGTGGAAAGACGAAATCAAAACAGAAAACCTTCCGTGGGCTGCTTGTCTAGGTGCTGCTAATGTTCAGGGAGCATACGGTCGACCTAACGTCGGAGATTGGGTTGTTGGATTTTTCATGGATAGCCATGATGCACAAGAACCCGTTATTATGGGCGTGCTGCCTGGAAACATTAAATCTGACTTAGGGAAAGAAGGGTCGAAGTGGTCAAAGGAATCTGAAATGTCTTTTCCTTCGATATACGCAGAAGAAGAAGACCCTGTAGATACAAATCGAAATTCGTACACTCAGGAAATAGACAAAAAAGTTAGATTAAGTATTGACCCAAGTTACGGCAAAACATTCAAGCCTAAATTAGAGTTTAAGGATTTGTCTGGGTCATCTGGATTAGAAATATATTCTGACGATATACATCCAACAGCACCAAGTAATGTGTATCGTTACGTTAAACTTTCTAACGGCAATGATTATATTGAACTGAAGAACAATACCAGTACAGGTAAAGGAGAAATTGTTATCAAAGCAGGGGCTGGAATACGATTCGAATCAGATGCCGGCTCTGTTACTTTGCAGCAAATAATTAATGCCTTAAACTAGTGATTATTATTATAAATAGAATATGACTTAGATTATAGGCTACACTGCTAATTATACACATTGTCAAGCAAATGTCAAGTGTTTTTTGTAAAAAATAAGGAAATATTATGAGCAACCACGATATTCTAGTTAATCTTTTTGAAACATATCAACAAGAACGGGAAAAATTTTTAGAGAAGGGTGTAAAGGTTTCTGCGACCAGAGCGAGAAAGGCATTGTCCGAAATCGCAAAGGTAACGAAAGAACTCCGCAAGGAAATTCAAGACGCAAAAGCTGGCGCATAAATAATTTATGGCAGAACTATATTCAGATTTACCATTAAATTTTGTTCCAAATCCGAATACGGGTGATGTTAAAGCGGCATCGGGAGAGCGAGCAGTAAAGCTTGCTTTGATGAATTTGCTTAGAACTCCTATTGGGACTAGACCGTACAATCCTGAATATGGAACAAAGATATATGATTATTTGTTTCGTCCAGCGGACCCATTTACGGAACAAGAAATTGTTGATGATATCGAATACTCTATTAAGAAGTATGAGCCTAGAGTCACACTCATAGCAATAGAAGCAAATATTGTTGCGTATGGTATAGAAATAAGAGTTGATTATTATGTGAAAGGATTTTCTGCACCTCAAGAAATAACAACAGTAGTAAGTAGAACATAAAATGGCTAACGAAACTAATTTAAAAGTAGATGGGCTAGAGTTTACGCAGATTAGACTGAATCTGCTGAACTACTTAAAAAGTCAATCTGAATTTCAGGACTACAATTTCGAAGCATCTGGTCTTTCTAGTTTGCTCGACCTCCTTGCTTATAATACATACTACAATTCGTTCTATGTTAATATGGCATCTAACGAGACATTTTTGTCTACCGCACAAAAAAGGTCTTCGGTTGTTAGTCTAGCAGATACACTAGGATACGTTCCTAGGTCTACTACCTCAGCAAAAGTTCCCGGCACATTAACTCTTGCTCCTACATCGTCCCCTGCGTTTATCAATATTCCAACGGGAACAAAATTTACCGCGACAATTGATGGAACTGTATTTAACTACACGAACACAGAAGCACTAACAGTAACTCCAACAAACGGTATCTATTCTATTAGCACTACGCTGACTGAAGGAAGATATGTCACTGAAAAATACACATACAGTGCTTCAGACCCTCTACAAAAGTTTATTATCAATAACTCAAATGCAGACACATCAACACTTAAAGTTCGTGTTGTAAACTCTTCTATCGATAGCACAGTAAGGTCATTCACACTCGCCAGCAATATTATTTCGGTAGGGCCCGAATCTTTAGTTTACTATCTAAAAGAAATTGAGGATAACAAGTTTCAAGTAAGTTTTGGAACAGGCTCTCTGGGTAGAGAATTAGACGATGGTAATATTATATACTTGGATTACATTGTATCCAAAGGTGCAACAGGAAATGGTATTGCTGATTTGATTTTAGCAGATTCTGTTTCTGGTGTTGATGCAGGAGTTTTTATCGCCACTGCATTTTCATCAGGAGGAGAAAACTCCGAGTCAGTGGATTCTGTTAAGTTTAATGCTCCTAAAGCATATGCTGCGCAAAACAGAGCAGTAACTGCAGAAGATTACTCTACTCTTGTTTCAAAGCAAGCCAACGTATCCTCAGTACTTGTCTGGGGTGGTGAAGATAATGACCCTCCAGCATACGGAAAAGTTTTTATTGCCGTTCGCCCATCGATTGGTAGCGTATTAACACCAACAGAAAAGCAGAACTTGATTAGTAATGTAATCAATCCAAAGAAAGTATTGACGGTATCCACAGAGATTGTCGACCCAGAGTATATCTATTTGACTATCAACGTTAATACGACATATGACCCAGAAAAGACTATCACTACTGAAGCAAACTTAAAGCAAATCGTTGCGAATACGATTAGCAGTTATAATACAAACAGCCTCAATAAGTTTTCTAGGTACTTCAGATATTCGGAATTGTCTAGGCAGATTGATACGTCAGAGCGCTCTATTCTCAGTTCAGACTTGACTGTTAGAATGAGAAAAGAATTTGACGTGCAGTTGAACTCTTCTGCGAAATACGAAATTGCATTTTCAAATCCAATCAATGCAACAACGGAAGGAAGACCTGCTTCGCACCCTTATAATGTAGGGAATCAGATTACGTCAAACTCATTCAGTTATGGTGGATTCTCGAACTGTTATTTGGAAGACAACGCAGGATTGATTCGTATTTTCCGCTTGAATGAATCTGGTGACGCATTAGGTGTCGCTCAGAATGTTGGGTCTATTAACTACACTACCGGAAAAATTACACTTGACGATTTCCAACCGACAGCAATTGGGGATGGTGGTGTAACACTGAGAATTACTGCTGTTCCACAAAACAAAGACATTCTTCCTCTTCGCGGGCAGATTGTTGTAATTAACGATTCGGATGTTTCAATAACACTTATCAACGATAAAACTGTTAGTCTAGTAAGTAGATAATGGCAAAAGATATCAACAACAAACCGTCTATATCGGTAGACAATTTACTTCCTTTACTGGATAATGATAATTTCTTATCCTTTATAAAGGGATATTATCGATGGATGGAAAGCAGTCGAGTAACAATCTCGAACGCTTCCGGCGACTTTGTTGTCGGCGAAACACTTACAGGGCAGACTACTTCAGCAAGCGCTATCGTAAAGCAGATAGGAGCAGGTTATGTTGTAGTTGATATGACTACAAAGAAATCGTTTGATATTGGAGAAACGATTACAGGGTCAAACGCTTCTGTTACTGCAACTGTCGCAGGGATAAAGGATAATGTTCTTCGTGCCGCTAGTAATATGGTGGAGAACAAGACATTTGATTATGGCTCTGGCGATTACTACGAGTATCTAAAAAGCGAACTCAACCGAGGTATTCCTTCTATCACGGAATCGGATAGACGATTAGTTGCAAAAAAGATTAAAGAGTTTTACTCATCTAAAAGTACGGAAGACGCATACCGATTCTTCTTCAAAGCAGTATATAATGATGATGTTATTTTCAGATATCCGGGCGAAGAGATTCTTCGTGTGTCTGATGGAAGATTTGAGAAGACATCATCTTTTAGAGCAAGCACCGTATATGACGCAGGTGAAGGCGATGGCCCTCAACCTGTTAATGTGTTCTCTTTCCTCAACAAAACAGTTAGAGGTAGAGACAGTAATGCAGTTGCGAACATTGTTGATATTCGTACCACATTTTTAGGTGGTGTCGAGTTTGCCGAATTCACACTATCTCTCGTTTCCGGAGAATTTATTGCTGGGGAAGAAATCTTTGCGGTTGACGAACCCACTTTACTCACAACGCTCTATGGTTTGATATCAGGATTTACAATCAC